ACATGAAGTTGGAGCAGAAGGGTGTGGCTAATGGTGTAGCTACATTGGATGCAAATGGCAAGGTTACTGATGGACAGTTGTGGGATGCAACAAGCGAGAATCATGGCTTGATGTCAGAAGAAGATAAGAAAATTCTTGATACAATCAATGATGAACTATATGCGGGTAAATACTCTGATGTATGTAAGTTTGATGATATATTTACACCTATTATAGATGTGGAGATACTTCAGAATTCACTTGCTGAGTCTGTTGTAAACTATGATATTGTCTATCTTACAACTAAAAATATGTTTGTAGCAAGACATGAGGGTAAATATTATAATAACTGGGCGCATAGAGCAGAAACCTTTGGTGACTCAAATACTCCAGTAGAAGGTAAATTGTATTTAAAGAAAGCAGGACAGATATCAGTGGCTGATTCGATTGCATCACCTACTTTATATACGGGTGATAGTAAAGGTCTCTATCCTCTTGCTAATCAGAACGATATTCAAGTAATGTCTAATGAGGAGATTGATGCTTTGTTTGCATAAACATAAGCTATAACAAGTAAACAAAAGTGGTGGACCCTTTAGAAGGTTCACCACTTTTTCTTTTCTTTATTCTATCCTATCCAAATCTTCTACAGCCTCCTGCATCTTTCTATTTATCGCCTCATTCACCGCCTCAACAACGGCCTTATCTTTAGCTCTTTTCAGAATCCTGCGCTTGGCAGCAATGTATCTATCAGCAGCCTCATATATCTTCAGCTTTCTTCCGTCCTTGCTCTGCGAGAGCTTGAACTTAGTTGCCGCATTATGAATATTCTTAGCAGTATCTGGTGTATTCGTCTTCATCTGCTGCATATTGTATTTCAGCCGTTCAAGTTCGTCAGCGTAGTTATACCACTTGGATTTAGTCCTCTGCATGTCATTACCCTCCTTCGGAGTATAGTTGAACACTCTATAGAATGGAATAGTATTCGGGTCTACTTTATCCCATTCCTTATTAAAGCCTTCTGCAAAGCCTTTATCATCCTTGATGCCCGACACGACACCCTTCGCAAACGACTTGCCTGTTTGATACATTCTACCAATCGTGGCACCAGTTCCACCAGTATAACCCTCGACGATATGCTGCAATCCATAAGGAGCAGTAAAGAAGTCTACAGCATCAGCCATCATACCACTACCTTTCAAGTCCTCGTTCGTGCTGTCGATACCGTTGAAAGTCTTGTTAGCCCACTTATTGATGGTCATGTACACATCGTTCGTGCTGTCATAGGCGCGCTTCCATCTTGGAGCCTTGTCAAGATAATCTTTGTCACGGTATATTGGTCTGCCCGTCCAATCTCTGTTGAAAGCAAGTTCAAATTCTGGCTTCGCTATTGTCGGAATCACAGAGAGAGCAACATCTTCGCCCAACTCTTTTATTCCGCTCGATGGAGAATGATGTCCCAGGAAGTCTGAGGCAGGAACAAGCTGTGCCATCTGTCCGATAATGTCCCATCCTATTTGAACGTCACTCTTTAGGCTTTCGTCAACGACATACCCGGCTGCAATATCACCCAAGCCATAGAATGCTCTAAGCTCTATACCCATAGGTATAGTCTTGAACTTACCGCCTCCCCAATATATACATATATTATTGCGACGTTTCCATTCTGGCAATTCCGCGTATGGATTCTTTACGCCATTGCGTTTTTTCTCGTCCTCTCTACCAATACGCCATAGATTGAATAATGCAACAGCAAGACTCAGTCCAAAAGGCATTGCGCCAAAAGCAATCGCGGTTGTTTTTGTATTATTGTAAAGATTCTTGGCAAAAAGGTTTGCACCCTGCACACCTGCATTATAGAACATAGTGTGATTCTTCATCCAACTGTTGAACCATCCTACAGGCTTTCTGAATGCAGTATCCGTCTTTCCATCATACCCTGTCTTCAAGCTCTTTATTGCATCGCCCGAACCATGACGGTTGAAGTTTGAAGAAACCTCCTTAGCGTCATAGATACTCTTGCCTATGCTTCTACCGCGCTTTCTTGATACACAGTAAGTGGAGTAGCGAGCTACGTTTTCTACAACCTCATTCGCCAATTCGATGAACGCACCGCCTTCTTTCAGCTTTTTCATAAGCCATCGGTCGCCTTCTTTATTTCCTGTCTTTACAAGGTTCTCATATTCTTTTATTATGTCCTCGTATTTCTTTAACGAAACAAAACCTGTCTCACCGCCATTGTCCATGAACTCCTTAAACCAACGTTCTTTCTGATTGTTTGCATCCAAGCGTCCATCCTTGTAGCGTCTGAACATTCCAAGATAACCGCCATCAAAGCCGCCATCCTTTCGTCTTACCATAGACCCCCAGTTTTTCGCATACTCCATGCAGAAGTCCCAAGTATAACCCATTCCTTCCTTTACCACCAAGTTTGCCGACCCAGCGGTCAGGTCTCGTACAAGGTTTGAAGACACAAAGTCCGGATTAAGCGAAGTGTTCAACTGGGCGCAATATCTGTTCAGTTTTGCCGACTGTTCCGTTGCCCAATGTTGTGTGCCCGAGTCTCTGAGCAATCCATTAATAGCTTGTGCTGCTCTTGGGTTTCCCTGGCAAACAAATCTGCGCACTCTGCCGTTCACGTATACATTAACTATATGTTGGTTCATGTCGCTGCTGCGCTCAAACTTATAGCCAATGTCGCTTTTCCTTCTCGCTATCTTTGCCTCGCCATGAGCTTGCTTTGCCTTCATGGTGTCCTCAAAGGTGTTCAATATATCGTTGATCTGCTCTTGGGTTGAGTTTTCGGGAATGTTCGGCATTACTTCCTCCCATACCTCATTACCGTCAACGGTATGCTTCTCCACCCAAGGCTGAATCTCCACGAATATTCTATCCTTAGCGTCCCCCTTCTCATAGGCTTCCACAAAGCGCATGAAGTGTTGTTTCTCCACATTCTTGCCACCGTTCAATATGGACGATTTTGCCAAGGCTGATATTTGTGCCAATACGTTCACGTCACTAAGGCTCTCACGTCCTCTTGCCTTTTCAATCACAGAACCTATGTAGTTCTTTGTGTCGCTACCCGATATGTAGCCGTACACATCTTCGGCAACTGTATCGTCGAATTTTCTTAATGGAACATACCAGTCGAACATTTCTTTCAAATGGTCTCTTCCGTTTTTATCCATGAATCCGTTGGCATACACTTGGTCTATAGTGAAGTCGGTAGCTTTCTTCTTGGCATCCCAAAAGCTCTTCACCAAGTCTGCCCCAAGCTGGCTTTCCGTGCTCATCACCTCGTCTATAACGTTGGCATCGTCATACTCCTCGCCTTTCTTCACGTCATAGATTCCGTGCATACCCGAATAGTCATGCTCCTCAGCCTTGAAGTCCTTGTCCAAGTTCTGCACAATCCACTCGTCCATCTGACGATAATACTCTCTCAAGTCTATCTGTCCAGAGTCAAGCTTCTGTCTAAGGTCGCTTCTCTCGCCCTTCCAAGCAGTCTCCAAAGCATCAATACTATCGGATTCTTCACTCTTCACTTTTCGTTCTTCCCTTATCTTGTCTCTTACGAATAGTACTCTGTTTCTCTCCAAACCATGCTTCTTTATAAAGTATAGATTGGCGTTTCGTGTCTGCTCTGCTCCGTCCTTGCCGGGCATTGCCGACACCACTTTCTTGAAGGCGTCACCTAATGGCTCGGTGTATTCTCTGTCGTATCTCTCGCACATCTGCATAACCATACTGCCCATTCTGTTATGGCATTGCAATGGATTGAAGGCCGAAGGAATATCTGCATAAGCATCCTTCACACCCGAGATTATCTGCATGGCTTCCTGCAAAGACTGCATATCGTCCACGGTACTCTCCTTGAATGCGTACCATTTTGTGCTCAATCGTCTGTTGTATTCCTCAATTTTCGATGCTGTCATTGGCGAGGTTCTATAGTGTACATGTCCGTCTGTAGCCTCGTCAAAATCTTTCTTGTTAAGGTCCAACAGCCCATGCTTCTTGCCGTTGTTGTCGTACATCATACCGTTCTCTTCTACAACGGATAATGTCTTCTCATGCTCTATCTTCCACCTCACAGCCTCAGCTCTCATCTTCCACAGCGGACTGTCTCCATGCTTCTGCACGTTCTTCGCAAGCCACAGCATATACTTCACGTCCTTCACGTTAGGCGAAACTCTGTAGCCTATCTCATGCAGGGCATCTGTCACCTTATTCTTAATGTAGTTCCAGAATCCAGGCTCACCCTTTCCGTCCTCTGCGCTCTTGGCGATAAACTCCTCAATAGCGTCATAGAATCCAAGGTGATTCATGTTCATCTTTTCCTTCACATAAGCTCTCAGCTCAGCATTGATAGGGTTATCCAAGTCCATCCAAAGACTTCTCATGTAGTCATTGAATTTATCTCCAAGCAGCCCTCTCATGCCCTTGTGTCCTACGGTCTCGTGCCATACGGTTTTCTCCGCGGTATACGAGTCATGGATATTAGGCATATACAGATGCACTTCGCCCGTCTTCTCGTCATACCAGCCAGTCACCTGCTTGCCGTTCTCTATGTCCTTGCGCACCTTCGGGTTCTCAATCTCCTCAACCGAGTTCACCATCTTCACCTTGCCTCCAGTTCTCTTGGCAACCTTCTCCACGGTCTTGATGATACGCTCGCTCACAGCATTCGAAGTCCCCGAAGTCTTCTCAGGTGTTACAACACCATCGCCTTCTTTTCTAAAGAAAGTCTCCCCATCTGTTAAATTTTTACTCTCATCAAGCAATTTTTTGCCCGAATCGTAGGATTTCTCAACTCCTTGCAGTAACTTTGCGGTTGAAATATAACCGTTGGTTGTACTGTTCAAAGGGAGACTGTCGGATTCGTTCGCTTTCTCGGAACCTTCCGACGTTATATTTTTAGAGTTGCTTGGTGTCGTGTCCAAAGGGGAACTGTCGGGTAACACCGCTGTGCCAGGAGCGTCAGGCAGCTCTATCTTATTATCAATAGAGTTGTTTGATGCATCCGAAGGTGGTCTGTCGGGATTTTCTCGCTTTCCAGGGGAGTCAAGCAGCTCTATTTTTGTTACCTCATAGCTGTGAGGTTTGTTTTCTTCTCCTCCTCTGAACTCTTGCATAGTAGTCTTCACACGGTATATCTTACCGTCCATCTCTACTGCGCCATAAAGTCTATGTACAAGGATATTGTTTCCATATCCAAGCTCGGCTTTTCTTTTTCCGGTTTCGTCCTTTACGTTATAATCCGCGTGAATCTCAGCCTCGATGCTCTCATGGATAACATCTGTAAGTTTGGGAAGTACCGAAAGATGAATGTCAAGATTCTCACTTTTACGAACAGCACTTTCTGAAAGATATTTTTCAACAGCCCTTTTGCTGATTGTATAAGATGTACCATCGCGCATAATAGGCATTTCTGTCTTTCCCGTTGTTACAAGGTTTTCTTTTGCCCATTCTCTGGCATTTTTTAAAGAAGTTTCAATATTGTCACCAAAGGGAGATTTCTCAACCTCTACCACCTTCACCTTCTCCTTATTCAGATTAGGCATAACGATTCCTTTCTCCTCCACAGCTCTGTCTCTCACAGCGTCAAAGTGTTCCTTGCTGTCTGAGAAGGTATCGCCAAGCTCCATGCGGTAATGGGCATTTGCCTTTCCATACACCTCTGCAGCATGCTCCATTCTGTACATCACACCCTTGCCATCGTTCTGTTTCTTCAAGTATCGTTGCATTTCCTCCTCGGTCATGCCAGCCAACTTGCAAGTCAGTTTCTTTAGCTCCGCAATCACAGCCTGGCTTGTCTCGTCTCTCGTATAACGCTCATACTCCTCAAATCTCTCGTATGTACCCGAAAGAATACTCTTTCTCTGCTCAGCGTTATATTCACCCAAGTCAAACATAATAGAGTAATCGTTGCGGTCTCCTCTCACATGCACATTAATACCATGCTCGTTCAAGTTCACCGTCACGTCTTTCAGTTCCTTCAAGTCCTTGGCTGTCTGCTTGCTCTTCTTCTGCATTATCGTATTGGTGTCGATAATGCGGTCAGGCATTTCTATATCGCGCAAATCCTCAAAGAAATCCTCTATCTTATCGTAGTGACCACCCAAGTTCACTTTCTCTACGCTGCCAGCCTTGGCTCGCATAGCCTCGTTGCTTATCTTGTCCACTACTACCACACGGCATACTACATTGGTACCTGCCTGTTTGAACACGATGTCTGGCAACTCCACCTCGGCACGCATTACGGCTGTCTTCTCACCATTAATCCACTTCTCAAACTTCTTGTCCGTTGAACCTCTCGGTATAATAGCTACCACACGACCGCCTTCCTCCAAGTGTTTGAATGCCTTACCCAAGTGGGCAATGGCTGTCGCTCCTGCCGTACCAAACGGTGGGTTCATTACTACAACATCATGCTTGTTGCTGATGTCGTAGTTCTCGAATATGGTGTTCACGAACTTTCTACCCAGTCCACCTGCCTTCAACTGCAACTTGGCAAACAGACTCTGACTTGGTTCTATTGCCACCATCTGATTGCCCTTTGGAGCATATCGTGCTATCGCTCCATGTCCGGCACTCGGCTCCATTACGGTGTCACCCTCGCCCATGTTCGCCCATTCCATCATCTTATAGCCTAATGGTTCAGGTGTTGGGAAGTAGTCTACACCCTCTCTGTTGCGGGAGTTCAACTTCTGGTTCGAGTAGTAGTCAAGCACTGCATTGTCAAATCCGTCCGTGCTTTGGTCTTTAGGCGCGTCAAATTCCTTGCCTCCTACTCCTTGTTGATCGATAGGCACCACTCCGCTATGCTCCAATATACCGTTGGCGAAACTGTCTCTCAAACTTCTTGCCTGACTTCCAAGCGCAAGGTTCTCAGTTGTCGATACCTGGTTGTTGAACTTCTGTCCGAACAGCATCATTTCTGAGTTCAGTCCCAATATCGGGTACTCAAATATGGCGTTGCTCTTGTTACCGATACGGTAGGTTCGTCCCTCTATCTGCAAGGCTGTGATAGGACTCTGAGGCAGAGCCAATGTTATGCACACTCGCTGATGCTCGCCCGTCTTGTCATGCAGGGAGATTCCCTCCTTGCCGCTCGCCTCCTGTATCACGATGATGTTCTTGCCGCTGTTGTCGTCGTTGAAGATGTCCACAGCCTTGTCCTTCACCTTAGAGCTTTCCTTTCCGCTGAAGAACAGCACATTGTCCTTGCCGAACACCTTGGCTATCTGCTCACGAGGCATACTGTAGTCAAGGGTCTGCTCCCACTTCAGCAAGTCGGCATACTTCTTTCTGAAATCTCTTACAGCCTGCGCAGCCTCCTTCTTATCCTTGCCTTCGCTCATTATCGAAACCAAGTGGTTGGCTTGCTCCAACATCAAGGCGAACGGCGGCTTCAATGGTTCCTTAGTCTCCACGCGACGATGGAATATCACAACCTTGCGTCCTGCATCCAAATGGGCCTTTATGCGCTCGATAATGTTAGCCACCTTCATAGTCTCAAACAGCGCGCTACCATAATTGTAGTCGCCAATCGTCCTGCGGTAAGCGTCTGCCAACACTCCGTGTCCTCTTACGGCATCCTGCACAGCTTGGTTGAACTGCTCCGCATGGTCGGGCGATACCGTCGGGAAGTCTCTTGAATAGTCATACGGACTGTCTATAATGCGTCCGCTCATGGTTCCCAACGTGTCTTGCAGATAGTCAGAGAAGGCTATCTCCTGCTTGGCTACTGCCTCTGGGTTGCTTGTGCTCTGCTCCAGTCTGTTGTAACGGAATTTGTATGCCGAACCAAAGTTGTCCAGATAGAACTGTGTGCGTCCGCTTATTCTTCCGCCCTTCTCTACTTCGGGATACTTGAAAATGTAACCCTCCACATAGTCAAGATTCTCGCGAGTGTTGAATGGTGTGGCCGAAAGGAAGATGGTCTTTGTGTCCTTCCATTCAGCTTTTGCCTGTGCCTTAAGCTTTGGCTCCACAATGCTATTGTAGTGTCTTACGGCGTTTACATATTCAGCATGTATCTTGCCAAGCTTCGGGTAGTCGGCATATTCTCTAAAGCTTTGTATATCCTTCGGCAACATTCTTCTTATGGCATAGGCCACGTCACTTGCTGTTGCGCTCGGATGGCTCACCTTATACTCTTTGCGTATACGCTCCACCTCCTTCTCGCGCTCAGCGTCAAACTGTTCGCCAAGACTCTTCATCTTCTGATAGTCCTTGTTCGTCTCCTGCAATCTCAGGAAGCAATGACGCTCGTCACGGTTCGTCACCATGTAGTGCTGTATACTGCGTGCCGTGTCCGCGCCCTTCTTGTTCTCCATGATACGGTGGCTCTCGTCGTATATCACAGCGTCCCAGTTCTCTTCCAACAGCTTCTTGTTCACTCCGAAGTTGGCGAATGTGGTGATCACCACGCCCTCGCCGCTTTCCGTCGTAGCCGTTGTGCCACGCTCCTTGGCTATGCTGTCAAGGTCGCGAATCTCCATGTTCAGGTTGCGTCCGTCCTTTATCCAGTCGCTCACCTTCTTCTGGCTCGGGGTCACAATGAGTATTCGTCCCTTGCCCTGCTTCACAAGTCGCTTGGCAATGCCAAGTCCCGTAAACGTCTTGCCCGTCCCCGTGCCATTGGTGAACATGTAGCCCTTGCCGTAGGCGTGCTCTCTGTCCGCGTGCTCATTGCCGAAGAACTGTGTCTCTGCTTTCAGCACGTCCTCCTGCTGTTGGGGCAGAAGATATGGTAGGGTTTCCTCGATATTCTTCTTGTCGCCTATCTTCACCTTGATAGGCTCGGCATCCATCTGTCTCTGATACTTATCGTTCAGAGGCTCTGAAAGCTTGTTTCTCAGCTCCTCGTTTCCGTGGATGCCTGCCCATTCGCCGATGGTATGGGTCTCACCGTCCATCTGGTAAGGAGTGTTCCAATAGTCTTCGATGAATCTGTCAACATCATCATCGCTGAGGCCTATCATCTTCAACTCCTCGCCTTCCTCGGCGCGCATAGCTGCCTTCCATTCGTTGAATTTGTAGATGCCTTCCTTTATTTTCAGCACAGCTCCATTAAGGTGCATCTTGAACAACTCGGGGAGCATTTCTATCTGCTCGGGCGAAAGATTCAGCTTCTTGAAGGGAGTCAAGGCTATCTTAACATATCCTTGCCCTGCCTTCTTCCATCTTTCCCAAAAGTCCTTTTTCTTCTGCTCGTATTCGGCGCGCTCCTGCTTTAGTCGCTCAGATGTACTATTTGGGAAATGAGTTCCTTGCTTGGCTGCAGGCTTCCGTCCTGCATTCGGGTCAAGAGGTCCATTGCCGCCGCCTTGTCCTCCTCGCTTAGGTACATTTCCCTCATTGCCAGCTCCACCGCCTCCTCGGGTGTCAGTACTTCCGGCAGATACGGCATCCATTCCGGGTGTATTTCCTTCACCTTTGTCAACGCGCGGTTTTCCAGTAGATACAGGAGTGTCGTTCTCACCGCCCGTTCCGCTCTCTCGCTCTCCGGGTGTAGTTCGTTCGCTGTCTGTTCTATCCACTGGTCCATCAGGTCCTCCGCCTTTTCGTCCTCGTCCCAATCCCAATTCTTGGCTGCCTCCAGTATTGGGAACATCCAGCTGTGTTCCGTCTTTTGTTCCGCTATTATCGGGAACATTCTCATGTCTACTTCTAACATCGTTCCAAATTTTAAAGTAAGAAATTGCGTTAATTATATTGCCCTTGTCGCCACGCAAGTATGCGAGTGCGGCAGGTATCAACTCTCTGTTCTCCTTAGAAGTCAGCTCGTTTATCTCTGTTTCCGTAAGAGGATTCTTCGACGACACGGCTTCTCGTTCCTCCAAGTCCATCTGTTCCCAAGGCTTGTTTACCTTCTCGGCTTCTGCCTTGCCTACTTCCTTGCCAAGAATCTTTCCTAACTCTCGACCGATAATTCTGCGTCGCTCCACTAAGCCGATACCGTTTCCTCTCAGCTTAGTTTCCATCGCCTGTTTCATCTTCTCTGTAGCACGCTTAATATCAGAAGCGTCGCCGCTCTCCTTGGCAGCAGTCAGTTCCTTACGCGCCTTCTGTATCTGCTCGTCCTTGAACATTTCTGCAGTATGCGCCAACCAAGCCAACGGATTTGTCTTTGGGGGTTCCTCACCCTCAACCTTAGTATCGGATTTTTCACTTTTCTCTTTTCCCTTTTCACTCTTCAAGGGGTTCGCTCCCTTAGCCCAGTCTGCCAGCACCTTGTCTGCCACATCGCTACCCCTAATCTCACCCTCAGTCAAAGGATGGTCTTTCTTGTAGTTCTCCGCAGCTTTCACTATCGGATTAAGCGTATTCTCTTCTTTCTTAGGAAGGATTGAAAGCGGTTCTTTATTCAGTTCTTCTTTTTCTGTATATTCGTTGTATCTCTCGCCTTCCTCTATTACGGATTTAATAATACGTGCCGCATCTGCCACATTATCCAATGTAATTTGTGGCAGCTTTGCAATAGGGTCGTTTTCTTTAATCTGGCTTATATTACGGTAGTCATTATCCAATGCCTTCAACTGGGCATACCAAGGGCTGTTCTTGTCGGCATATATCCAGCCGTCTCCGTTTTCACCGTAAGAAAGATGGACTCCTTCAAGTCCTGCATCTTTCAATGCAGAATCTAAGGCACTCTCGATAGTCTTAATAACTTCCGTTAAAGGTTTTATGAGTGCCTTATTAACATTATAGCTTTTATCGTTTTTCTTTGTATTCTTACAAATTGACAAATAAGACGAAAGATAGCCATGGCCAAGTGGGCTCGCAAGGATAGCTTCCACCAAATCTTTCTGTGCGTTCTTTATACGCTTCTTATCGCCACTCTCAACGGCTTCTTTCAAAGCCTTAGCAACAGGCGAAACCTGTTTCAAACCTTGGTCGCGAGACTCTATGTAAGCCTTGAATTTATTTTGAGGCGCAAGGTCTCCTTCTATTTCTTTCGTTCTTGGAAGTTCACCTTCTCTTTCCTCTCCCTTCGGCTTAGTCGGCTCCACAGGCTCCACAGGCTCAGTAAGGGCCAGTGAGGCCTCGTGAGGCTTATCACTTTTCTCTTCCTCAGCCTTGTCTACTTCTCGCTGTCCTTCTGTTGGTTCGTCTCCTCCTGGTGCTTGCGGTTCAGTTCCCTCAGAGCTGCCAGCATCGCCATTTCCTTCTTTGCTTGAATGTCTTGTTTCATAGTCTTTCCAGTTTCTAAGTTTCAAAAATTCCTTTATAAACTCTTCATTCGTAGGTCTCTCGCCGAACATTTCCATCTGGTTGGCATCTGCATAAGGAGCAGCATTTCTGTTATACGCCATCATCAGCTCACGGAAGTCCTCAGCCTTACCCTCCAGAGCAAGAGCAATAGCCTGCGAGATAGGGTCAAATCTGTCAGCTGCGTTCTCGCCAAACATAGCAGGAGTGCGCAAGTATGCGTCCACACCGCTTCCGCCTTGACGAGCTTCGTACAGCAACTGCACTGCCTGGTCTATCTCCTTCATCAGAGCATAGTCGCCAAGTTTCATATTGTCCGTCACAGCACGGATGCCGTTCAGAGCCTTGGTTTTCAGCATAGCGTCAGCGCCCATCATGCGGATGGTGTTCTCCGAGAACACACTGCCCAATAGCAGGTTCTTCACGAAGTCCTTGCCTGCTGCCGAAAGCTTGTCCTCGCCCTCACGCAATCCCGCTATCTCGTTCAGACCAATCACGCCCTTATCAATTAAACGCTTTAGCAACGAGTTTATTGCAGTAGGATTGTTAAAGAATGCGTCAAGACTACCGCTTCCCTCTATCTCTGATATAATAGTGCCTATCTCGTCTGCAGAAAGCTTCTTCGAGTTCGCCACTGCCTGCTGAGTATTGCCCTGCGATTTCTTCTCGTTCTTGTTGAACTTGGCAAAGGTTGCCGTGTCATACTTCATCGGCTCGTCACTCACAAGCACAAGGCGCGGATGCTTTATACCACTCTGCTCAATCTGCTCTGCGGTGAAGCCGTAATTCTCTGCATTCTCCTTCAATGCTTCAAGATAAGCACTGTCGGTACCGTTCTTTGCTGCCTTCTGTCCCGCCATCGTTCTGCCGTTACCGTCAACAACAATGCCGTCAGATGTCACAACCGGAACCTGGTCTACTGCCTGTCCGTCATACTTCATGGCTATCATATCCGTTACCATCTGAGCCTGCTTGTCATTCTCATAGTCACGGTCATTGATAGTCCTGCCTTCTTCGTTCACGGGGAAACCCTCACTCTTCTTATATCCGTCGTTGGCATTATGCGAAGGTGTCAGACTGTCTGCTTCAACAATCTCATAGTGTCCTCTTAGCTTGCTTCCGTCAGCCAATGTACGTGTACGCTTGTTGCCCACAATACGCTTACCGCTTTCAAACTTCTCACGAACAGCGCCTAAATTACCTGCTTCACTTACCGAACCTTCTTCACCTACACTACCTACCTTCTCCATTCCAGCCTTAACCTTATTCGCGGTCATTACCTTCTTGATATTGGTATATAGCTCCAGCTCTGCTTTGGCGGCATCAACTGCCTTCGCCTTCTGAGCCTCAGCTTCCTTGGCGTCGTTCAAGTCGCCCGTGTAATCCACCTTTATCATTTCGGCTTCCTTCAGCATTTTCTCGGCTCTCTTTATCTGTCCGTCTACAGCAGCTTCTGCGTTCTCGCCAAACTGCGAAGACATCCACTCCGCTCCATGTTCGGGTGTCATCTGCGAGTAGTCAGCAGTCTCACGGCCTTTCGTGTCCTTCATCATCGGCACAGGTGAGCCATCGGCAAATGTTAAAGTCTCGTTACTTCCATTGCCATTATCGGATGGATTCTTTTTTTCTCCTTCCCCTATAGGCTTTACATCTTCAACTCCAGGCGCCGACGCGCCCTCCTTCGGTGTTACAACACTCTCAGTCTTAGTATCGGATTCTTCACTTTTCTCTTTTCCCTTTTCACTTTCAGCGTAAGCCCCTGAGTTCAACTCCTCCAACTTCGTTTGATAGGCCTTGGCATAGTCCTCCGTCTTTTCCACATGGTCAAGCTGCACGTCCTTCTTGCTCACGAAGTCCATCTCCTTTGTATTCGGGTCAAGCACGCTAAGCATGTCGCCAACGCTTTCTCTCGCTCTACCCTCATTATCAAAGGCAACATCGCCCGCTCCAACAATAAGCAGTCTGCCATTGTTGTCCTTCACGAACAACATCTGGCCGCCCTCTTGCTTCTCACCGTTCTGCTCGCCCTTGTAGCTCCATTGCTCCACATGCTTCTGCACGGTCTCAGCAATCTTCTGTTCAGTTCCGCGATACATGCCCACAGCCTTAGCCTTGGTGTTGATATAGTCGGCAAAAGGTACAAGCTGTTCCTGCGTCAGTCCCGAGTTTATCAGCTCCATGTATATCTGAGGTTCCGAGAGACCTTCCTTTGTTAGTCTCTCATACTCCTGCTTCAACACATCGTTACTTTCCAAGGCTGCATTAAACGCCTTTTCGGCATTATTCATGTTGTTCAGCACCTCAGCCACAGCCTCGTTGTTAGGATTCTCCGTGCCAAGGTTATTTTCCTCAACCACGTCCTTGCCCTCTGTCTGCGACTGGTCGGGATGCAACGTTCCTTCCGGGAACTGCTCTCCCTCATAAGCCTTTCTCAGAGCCACGCAAGCGTTCTGTTCTTCCTCGCTGCGCTTCAACGGGTCTTTGTCCATAGCTGCCTTCAACTGTTCAGCAGTAAAGCCAAACGTCTCAGCTACAGTCTCCAATGTTTCTTGTGCCGCCTTCTCGTCCTTTATCTGAGCTGCGCCATAGGCATTACTCAAACGTTGGTTTTCCTTTTTCGCCCCAAGATTGTATTTGATTGAAACGTATTCGTCGGCTGTCTTATAGCGGTTCTTTGAGAGCAACTCTCCATAAAGGCTATACTCACCCACATACGCTCCTCTTTCGTCACGCTCTATCGCTATATGGTCCATCATCGGACGTGCCGAAGGAACAGTTCCCATAACCAAAGCAGAGAACTTAGCCTTTGTGTCCCAAGGGATAGTTTCATCTGCCATTATCTCGTCATAGGCAGTCTTCACAAACTCAGTGTCTGTGTCCTTATACGACTCCTCGCCTTTCCCTTTGGCTGCGGTCTTCTTAGTTCGCATCGCCCAAGATGTCAGACTCTCTTTTCTCGTCAGCGGATTGTCGTGTACGTCATATCCGTAGAGCGTCTCTTCGCGCTTTGGCGCCTTGTCGCTTCCGAACAGCTGCTCTTTCTCCTCATTGGTAAAAACATATCCACCAAAGGTCGCTCTCTGTCCGTCAGATGTCATAAGGTTTTTAATATTTCTCGCCACCATATCAAGGTAGCCTTCCTTTTTGCCATCATTCACCTGACGCTTAGGCAGTCTTGCGTGTGTCAGCTTCAAGGCTACAACATTGGCACAAGCCTCAAGTGTGCCTTCAACGCTCCAGAAGTCGGTATCATGTCCCTCTATCATCTTGGCGACATTGCCACCGACGTGCATACCCCAACCTTCCATCGCTATTTGGAACACCTTGGCAGGGATGCGCTTCACGCCACTTACATTATAGATTCCTGCACCTACAGCACCGCCAATGCCACCCATAGTAGCCCAGCTTGCGCCCTCAGAAAGACCGCCCATAGTCATAAGCTTCACGGTATTGCCAATAGAGGTATCATCACCCGTTGAGTAATTCTGAACAGCAGCATTCGTCGAACCATAAAGCACACCCGTTACACCTTGACTTACGGCTCCAGTACCAACCATTCGACCTATGCGCCCTGCAAGACTCGTGTTAGCAATCCTTGCTGCCTGTGCCACACCATTGCCGAAAGCCTTGCCTGCGACCCATGCACCGCCCTTGCCAAGCACACCAAATACTGGGCCATCAGCACCAAAGCCTAATGTGCCTCGTGCCACTCTCGCTCCCATACCCGGCTTAACATAAGGATTTTCCCCGTTATCGGTCATAGCCATTCCTTGCTGAGCATACTGTCTCTGCTTCTTCGACATCATACCCATCGACAAGATAGTGCCTATCATCGAGTCGTTGACACCACGGATGATATATTCTGCCGTACTCTTAGGCATATTACGGCTCAATTCGCTCTTCTCAAACTCCTCAGCTATCTTTGCTTGCAAGCCAGGAGCTATATAATTCTTTACATAATCCTCTGGGTCGATACCTAACGAAGCTGCCTTTTCTGCTATTTCCTTCTGCATCTTCGGGTCGGAGAACAACCCAGCCATGTCTTTCTCGGCATTCTTGCTGAGCTGATTCATTAGCTTGTCAGGATCAAGGGCTTCATTGTAAGCCTTACCTGCTGCCATATATGCAAATGGAGAGGCCTTGCTCAAAGCATCTTCTGCTGCAACACCTTTAACTGTCGCATCCTTAAACATCTTTTGGATACTATTGTTTATATATCCGCCAAGCTGTTTGTCAACAAGCTGTCTGCTGCTTTCTTCCAACTCATCCTCCAACTGCCCCCTTGTCTTCACAATATTGTTGTTCACGTCCTCGTTCCCAAGGTCAAAGGCTGGAGCATTCCTTCGTCTTATCTCACCCTCAGCATTTCTACCAGCCTCTTGTCCAGCCTGTTCCATTCTACGCTCCAGTGACTTCTGTGCTCTTCTCACACCGCCTACCATCTGTTTTACAGCACCCGGCTTTGTATAGTCTATAGGCATCTGCTCCTCGTCGCGCTTTCTAATCATATCAGCAGCGCGCAAGCCCTTCACTAGCTCGCTTTCCTTACCCGTAGTGCCACCGTTCCAATCATCCAATGTCACAGCATTCCTCTTCGGTGCTGAAACATTCTCAGATGTCGTAGTGTTCTCATGTGTTACAACACCACCGCCCCACTTCTCTTGCGCCACACTCTGTTGCGCGCGTCCAAGTGCCGAGCTATTGGGTTTCCCCTTTCCTCTTGTTATCGTTCTTCCCGTAAACAGATGAGCACCAAAGTCACCAACACGACTCGCATCCTTTACGCTCACATCGCCTCTTCGCCCTGTCTTTCGGTCTATTACCTCCATTCGAGCACCAGGGAATGCTTTTGCAAATCCCATCGGGTCCTTGTCATACGCTGTCTTGTCTACCGTATGCCTGTTACCTTTCGCATCCTTGAAATAATAATATCTATTGTCTGCCATATTTATTTATCGTGTTTTTATCTTTTTATGTCTACTTCACATACTGACTCCAGTTCGTTCCTTTACCAGTAGATGTACCACCTTTGGCTTGTGCCTTCGGCTTACTGCCAGAGCCTTGCCATCTTATAGGATTGGCGCCCTTGCGCTGTTCCCTAATCTGTTTAGCCTGACTCTTCGATACGGTCTTCGTCACATTGCGCACCTTCTTCTTACCCGAAGTATTCACGCCACGCTGGGCTGTATTGCTCGTTCTCACGTCTGTATAGCCAAATCCGTCCCTGAACGTCTTCCTAAGCGACTCGCCACGGCTTGAAGCGTCAAGCAAGCCATAACTTATAGCATCCTGAATAATCTGACGTGCTCGATTTGAACTTGGACTCACCATCTTGCCGTCACTTCCCTCATATCCATTCATGGCACGGTCAAGCTCCCTCTGCTTCTGAGGAGTAATCATTCCAAGGTTACGCATCTCGTTCCAAGCCTGTGCCTCTTGCTGTGGAGTAAGCTCGTTCTTGCTTGCCAATCTTCCGTAAGGTGTAGCATAGCCGTAACCTCCATTTGCACCTCCAGAACCCTTAGCTCCGCTTCCGCTACCACCTCTTGCAGCCCTCGATTGTGCCAAGGCAAGTATGCTCGCACTTAGTCTTTCAGTAGCTTGGTTGTGGCGTTTGGTTTCGTCTAACTTCTCACCTGCCAACTTCAAGTTGCCTTCTTGTACCCCAAGCAAACCATCGCGATATGCCTTCAAGTCCTTAGCGTTCTGGTCTGCTCTCTTGTCAGCACTTTTCTTAAGCTCAACCATCTGCCCTTTATAAGCTCTGTCTGCATCTGCTGCATCCATCTTTATCTGCAAGTTGGCATTCTTATACGCAGCGTCAGCCTCAGCAGCAGCTTTTCTCGCACGTTCTGCCTTTCTCTTGTCAAGGTCTGCTTGCATCTCAGCAGTCGGACTATTAAACTTCTGTAGCGCAGCTCCCTTGGAAGTATTATAGATGTTCCCCATGTGTCGTATTGCGTCAGCTAAAGTGGCTATGCGCATATTGTTTCTCGTCATGCGCTCGTCATAATCATCATCACTCTCGCCCTCACGCCTTCCTGGTCGCTTCTTCGACAATCCGCCAAGCCACTTAAAGAAACCACCATCCCTTTGACTATCGTCCTTCTCAAACACAGGAGCCGAAGGAGCTTCACCACCCAAAGGCTTAGAGTTAAGAGCGTAAGCGGCTGGCATACTTCCCTCCATATTACTTGGGTTTGATGTCTGCCACGATTGCTGAGCATTGCTGCCCTCATTCACTGGCTTACCGTAAGGTGACCATCCTACAGTAACTGGCATATTCTCAAACGTAGTAGGTCGTTTACCGCTAAACACATTAGCTGGTTGCTGAGGCTGTGCCAAAACACCAGGAGCCACAACACCAGGCTGTGTTACAACACCCTCCCTCTTCTCCTTATCGTCCAATACTGTGTTCATAATCCTCCACGTTTTTCTTCAACAAGTCAAACGCCTGACCAAGGGTATTGACAAACTTCTCTGCCTTTTCCCTACGCTTGTACTGAAATTCTATCTCCTTGTTCAGTACAGCAATCACCTCGCACTTCTCTGACATGCGCTTAGCGTTCTTCTTCTTTATCCTCTCTATCACCTTGTCCTTATACGCCAAAGCATTCTCGGCCGACTTCAAGCAAGCGGCAAGATTGTCACGCTCGGCACACAAGCCGTCAAAATGCGCAGCAAGGCTCTTATAATCCTCTTGAAGTTTCTCCAACGCCAAGTGATAACGCTCTGCAAGCTCCTCATTCATCTTCAACGACTTCTCCAATATCTTTATCTTCTTTGCTTGCTCGTCAACAACAGAATCCTTCAACAAACCCGCAGCCTCCATCACACGATCAACGTCTACACCTTTCTTCGCGTTTATATCAATCTTTTTCTTTCCCATAGTATAATCTTTTTTATTATTTTCCTACATGCGTTACAACGCTTCCTACACTCCAGTCACATTCTTCAACAACTTATCGCCAAAGTAGTCACTCGCTGTCTTTTCTCCAGCAACACCAGATGCACCTACATCTGTTTTACCTTTCCCCGGACCATCCAACGCCGATGCTGCACTCATCATCGCATTACTCATATTCTGAGCGGCTGCAGCCGTAGTCTCTGCCTGCTGATTATAAATATCCTCTCTCTGCTTAGAAAGACTCTGCTCGTTCCTCATGTGCTGATCCGAAACACTCGCCTTTCTCGCTGTGTCATTGGCGCCAATATTCGCAATAGTATTACCCATCGTCCTATTTGCTGCCTCCTTTGCCATAGCTGTACTCGCGGCTGTTCCACCGCCAACTGCTGCAGCTCCATCCGCCTTACGAATGTAATTGTCCTGAACCTCCTGAGCCCTACGCATCAAGTTCTGACCAGCCTTTGTATCCAGGTAGTCCGTATTATACTCCTTGTCATACCAAGCCTTCTCCGCATTCGTGCGATATTTCTGCTCGGCCAATGCTCTCTTGGCTGCCTTACGCGACTTAAGACCTCCAAACAACGAACTACCTACACTCAAACCTAAACTGGCTGCACCAAGCAAACCTATCATCGGATTATTCGCACCCGACAACTCATTAAAGCCTAATGGCAACCTAAAGAATCTGCAAATGTCTGTCATATCTACTGTATTTTTTAATAACCATAACTAACATCCTTTCTCTCCAGTACCTTTTCCAGGAAATATACTAACGACCTCCTTTCTGTGGAGTACCTTTTCTGGGGAAAATGATGATGACCTCCTTTGAGAACAGTACCTTTTTATACCTATGCTTTTATCTACTATAATTCGCAGCCAGTACCTAAGCCCCCACCCCCTTTGGGTCGTTCATCATCCACCTATGCCTCATCGCTTCCTTATCCTCGCCATCATGCTCTAACCTCTCCAACACGCCAACGCTCCAATCTATCCTCCCATATCACCCACCATGCCACATACCACTCATGCCATTATCGCCACCCCTCCACATCATCAAGAGCAATCATCTTTCCCTCGTATTACCTACCATGCGTCTACCAAAGCCACTTTACAACCTCATAACTCCCTATCTATCAGCCATTTACCCCTTTGGACTATGACCCCGCAAGGGTCATGTCAAGTAACACAACATTTGGAAGTCGAAAAAGGCAAGGACAGAAAGCCAAAGAGCGCATCCAAGAACCATAAAGCCATTACAACAAGCCAAAAGCCACAAAAAAGCCATAGAAGTCCTTAGTAACGTCAAATTTAAGGAGAAAAGCAACACGTTTTGCCGTGTTTCGTTCCGTGACAATATTTGCATTTTTCACGCCAACCTCTTTGTCGGGGCTTTTACCTAAAAAATCCGACATTTAGAACAACCAAAACGGTCTAAACCCCGTGATTTTTGAGACCAAGGGTAGCAGTAAAGTGAAATATAGAACAATCAAAAAACATAGAGATGTACGCACGAGAAAGCCAATATTTGCTCAAAATTTCACTCTAAATAGAAGGATAGAACAAAAGGAAACTTGCCAAATATCGTAAAAACGCCAAATCAAGCGGAAAAACACGCAAAAACAACCTCAAAACACCAAACAAGCCAATCCGACTTGCACGAAAAAAGGCTGCAAACGCACAAATCACGCTTACAGCCTATCAAAAGGACTCTTGTCCAGGTATTCTACTCTCTTAGCTCTTCTATAGCTAATAGGAGAGTAATGAGGGTGTTTTCTCTTTATGTAGAGTGTTGTATGGGTGTATTGGAGAATGAGGGAACAAGGGGAAGATAAGGGGGCGTGCCGCCCCCAAGGGCTGACGCCCTCCCCTCCGCTGCGCCTTGAATGGACGTTACAAATATTTCCACAACGTGTCGACTGCCCATTTGCCAAACATATACATAACGACAAAGGATACGGCTGAAACGATGAATACCACGGCACGTATCAATAGTTCTGTTACTTTCTTTTTCATTTTGATATACTTTTTATTTCTTCCACAATCTTGTTGAACTCTTCGAGGGTGTCGGCAGTGTAGTGGACACCATTGAAGCGGATGAAGGCTGCAAAGTCCGTATTGGTTTTCGCTTCTTCCGTTTCTTCTCCTAAGAGTTGTACGACAGACACGCCAAGTACTTTCGCTATCTTATAAAGCGTGCCTATACTTGGAGTTGTCTTGTTGTTTATGAGATTACTTGCCGTTACTTCTGTTACTCCTATTTGCGCTGCAAATTCCTTAGAAGACATAGACAAATGTTCTTTTATATGCAATTTAATATCGGTCTGCTTGAACGCCATATAATATTACCTTAATGTTTTAGTCTGCAAAGATACAATAATTAAAGTAATATTTGTATTAATAACTGTGAATTTAAGGTAGAATTATATTTATTAACGTTAAAATAAAGGTAATATTTTACCAAAAGCTTGTTTTTGTTATAATTTTACCTTAACTTTGCAATCGTAATCAAGAGATTACTTCAACATTAGTATTAACATTCTAAACTCATACACTATGGAAGAGAAAACAGTAACACTAACAAGCGATGATGTCACCAATATTACATTCTTGATATTTGATGAGATAGATCTTCTTGATTCTCGCATAAAAGTTTTAGGCGAAAAGAGCGCACCGCTATTAGTTGAAAAAAGAGAGGTTCTTCGTGCCCTCTTTAAGAAATTGACTAAGTAACATATAACAATTAAAACACATACAATTATGGAGATTTACAAAATTAAGAGAAACGAATGCGAGGTAAATGTAATATTTACAGGTAAGCAATACATCTTCCACAACTCATACTTCGGTATACTCGCTGTGGCAACACGAAAAGGCTATAAGGATGAAGAAATGCACACCTTTATTCTTGAGTACGGAAACGAAAACACGTTAGGAGGTTCATTTGGTGATAGCTATTGCGAAACAATGGCAAAGCAGTTCATCAACAAGACAGAATCACAATACGTGAAGTGTAAAACTTATTACGAAGTTGTGAAAGTTGACGTGAACATAAAATATTATATAGATATATTGGCAAAGGAACGCTAATTGAAGATAAGGAGGGGCGTTGCCCCTCCAATAACCACACCACAGCCGTGACCGAGAGAAAGGCAAGCGGAGCGAGACCGCACACGGCACAAACTTTTAAAAACATACAGATATGATAGAACTTATAATTGTAGTTATGCTTGTATCTTATATATCAGGCATTTACGTCGGCAGACATTGGCACGAATTCACACAGGAATAAATCGGAAGACAAGGGGGCTGCCGCCCCCAACGCTTCGCCAAACTTAAAAATTATGGCAAAGACACGTATCGCCACATTGACACCGATAGACGCTTTATTATTGCGTGAGGTATTCAACGAGTATATAGAGAGCAAACAAAAACTCCTTAAACACAAGAACCTCGCCCCCATAACACGTCATTTCATCCAAGAGAGAATAGACAACATTACAGAACTCAAAATTAAAATATTCAAGCAATGAACAAAGTATTTTTAATCCTACTTATAGCAAGCGCAGCACTTGCAGTAGTACAGGCACACCAACTCGCAGAAGCGCAGTACGACAGAGAGCAGATAAAAGAAGATGTACGTTTACTTATGAACGACATCGACGAGTACGGAGATATCGACACCTACACAGGCTCAGACCATTTCGAGCGTCTGTACGAGTGGTCGCACAACATCAAGCGCAATGATAAAGATAAATAACGTCACGTACGATGTGGGCTTGACAGACGACGATGTGGCAGGCATAATGTGGTACTTCCGCTGCAATGCGAGAATCCGACTATTTTGGACGAAGCAAGACCTTGTTGCCCACGTCCGCAAGATACAGAACAAGATAGTCAAGCGTGAGGTGCTTGCGATGATATCCAAGCTACACGGCAGAGCTGTCTGTTACGCACGTTAGCAACCATCCGTTGGGGAAAAGAAACCATTTCGGAGCGACACCGACAACGGAGCAATATAAACTTTAAACATTACAATTATGAAGACAAGCATTATTCCATGTCCTATCAACGAGAAAGACTTATGCAGCGACACCCTATTTGACGGTCTATTTGATAATAGTCAGTACGTAGAGAAAGGAAACAGATATGTCGGTTTTATCTGCGACCAAGTCGCAAAGATTGAGTATGACAACAACTTCGTTCACATGTCATTCGAAAGCACAATACACGATAGAGAGACAAAGCAAATCGAAGAGTGGGCACGTGAGATAGAAGACAGCTACAACGAAAATCTGATAGACGAAGATGTGCGGTTAAATGTACGCTTTAAAGTCTTTGCGAAGTCTTGCGATGTATACTTCGAATATTTCATCAACGAGAAGTAACCCCACAGGCTGAATGTGGTTCAAGCCACTCCACTTCGATGCAAGGTCGGAGCAGCCACCAATATTAATAACAATTTAAATCATACTATTATGGCAAAGTACAAAGTATTGGTTGTTGAAACCTTAAGAAAAGAGGTTGTTATCGAGGCTAATAGCGCAAAAGAGGCAAAGGCTATCGCTAACGATATACGCAGCAAAGGAGAGCTAATCCTTACGGCTGATGATTTTGATAGCTTCTCAATCCATTGTTGTGAAACTTGTAAAATTAACGAAAAATAGAAGCACTATGACATTACAGGAATATCTTGAAACCAAGTTGGGCAAAATGGCAAGCCAAGACCCCAATTTCCGTGAACGCTACAACGACAAGCAGAAGTCCATAACCGATTGCATCCGCTACATTACACAACAGGCACGCAAGCAAGCGGTTAATAACTGCGCTGCCATATCCGATGAAGATATACTTCAGATGGCAGTCCACTATTACCAAGAGAAGGACGTCAATCCAACTAAGGACACACCTAAGGCTAAGGTAGTGGCAGCAGCACCCAAGCAAGACAAGCCACAGCCTGTCCTTATCCCCAAGCCACAACCCAAGAAAAAGGCTAAGAAAGTAGACAACTCATTACAACTTGATTTATTTGGAGAATTTTAATATGAAACCACGCAACAAGATAGAACAAGAGGTCGTTAACCTCTCACACAAGTTAGGCGAGATAGGCAAACGTGACAACGCTCGTCTAATCCGCAATACATACGGCTCTTGCAAGTTCGAGGATATGTACAACCGATGCTATGCCGTTATCAACCAATCTTACAAAGGTTGGCAAGTGCTCAGATATTTCCGTATCGACCGTCACGGCAAGCGTGATATTTCCTATAGTACATGGGAGGTTTTCCAACTATGGAACAAGGTAGGCGAAAAGCAGATACTTATAGCACGTCAGAGAGCGTTCCATTATTACGTAGACGCTTTCCTCCTTTCCTCCCCAATGGAGATACGGCAAAACCCCAAATACTGCGCATCGTGGCTGCACTTCACCGATGTAGGCTTTTCCTACATGTACGACAAGTCCATCGACGGCACATACAAGTATTGCGACAGCCTCATACCCACCAACGAGCGCAAGCAGTGGTATCGTTTCCTGTCCGTAGACAAGTTTGCCGAGACAATCCTCAAGCAGCGTCACGAACTTGCCGAGTACATGCTTACCAACAACATCACCGACAAGGCATACATACAGGCAGTCCGCATTATGTTCCGACACAACTATGTGCCAATGAACGAAGGGCACACGGCATACAATATCTACTTCGACATGCTACAAAACATGAAGTATATAGGTTGCGACCTCTCTAACCCTCATTTCGTGTGTCCCGACAATCTCATGCACACGCACGACTGGGCATTGCACACTCGCCAAGCTCTTGAAGCCAAGCGCAAGTCTAAAGCCGAGCACGAAAAGGAGATACAGCGCATCAAGTGCGCTATGGATAAGAACGAGAAGTACATCAAGGCTCGTAGCTGCTTCTTCGACATGAACATCAGCGACAATCTAATCTCGTGCCACGTCCTACAATCGGTAGACGAGTTCTACGAGGAAGGCACAGCCATGCACCATTGCGTATATGCCAACAAGTATTACGACAAGCCTAACTCGCTTATTCTTTCCGCTCGTATCAACGACAAGCGTATTGAGACAGTAGAGGTAGACCTTAAGCAGATGAAGGTAGTTCAGTGCTACGGTGCTTGCGACAAGTTCACGCTCTATCACGACCGCATTGTCAATCTCGTCAACAACAATATGGATACAATAAAACAATGTCTAACATCTAAACAAATAGCAATATGACAAGACAAGAAATCTACAAATCACGCTTTCGTTCACTTAACACGGCTGAGAAGAAACGTATTCTCAGCCGACTTTTCCCCGACGGCTACATTGAGTGCAAGGACGATTTGCCCGACGAGCAGACTTTTGCCGGTTACACCGAGGATTACGGACTTATCGAAGTCAGATTTTCCCTGTTCGACAGCCGTATAGACATATCACGTAATTTCGAGACGGACAGAGAAAAGTGGCTGTTCATCAACGACATCACCAACAGAGCCCTTGCCAAGGACAATGTCTACACCAAGGATGTCCATAAGTTTCCGTTCGACAACAACTCCAACTACTTCGTAGCGGATATGAACAAACGAGCGTTCTTCATTGGACTAAACCCAAACAAATTACAAGCAAATTAAAACCATATAAATTATGAAAAAGCAAACATTCACTTTTCAGTTCCCTTTATCAGGAGAAACAATCACACGTGAACTCAACCTACTCGCAGTAAAGGACGCTACTATCAAATATCTCCGCAAGCAGTCGGAAGTTCGTGGGGACATTTGTCTTGTGTCTGACGAGAAAGGCGAGATTGTGGCAATGGCGCACATCGACGAACACATGAAGGTGAAGTTCTTCACCGAGGACGACAGCGTTTCAGACATCAAAGCCATAGGGGATATTTCCCTTGAAGCCAACACCTAACCGTAAATTTTTATTAACTTTGCAAAACAGAAAGGAGGTATCCATTATGAACGCTAAAGAATGGTGCATAGTAATAGTATTTATCTTAGCTTTGATACTTGCCTGTTAGGGCATAACCAATGGCGAGTCATGACAATCTTGTGGCTCGCTATTTCTTTCAACACCAAACACTCTTAATCATATGAAATCAATAATAGTAATATACGACGACCTCTTCGAACTCGACCGCACCGAGGTTGCCTATCAAGGCGAGACGCAACTGAAGTCAATCGTCAAGTCTCTCATGTCCGACTATCCTGAGAGTGAGAAAGCGGAAGTCTACAACAAAATTACACAGAACCTCATACTTGCCTATCGACGTGACAGCAAAGGCAACCTTGTTGAGATAGAGCGATACGTCCGCAAGCGAGCCGTTAGCCACGCCCCTCGCAACACCGTCAAGCTATACACGCAGCGCATGACGTTTTGGATGGAGCCAGCTGTCTACGAGCGACTTGATGCGCTAAGAGGAAAGCGAGCTAAGTATGTTCGTGATGCAGTAGTCGAGAAGTTGGAGCGTGAAGGCAATCCACTTCCTCCCGACCCATGTCCCAAGGCAGAAGGACACCCCGACCGTCGCTATCATCGAATGTTCAAGAACTTGCCTCAAAGCATACGCACATACGATGCACGTGTCACCTACCGCTCACCGCTCACCATCACCAAGACCCCCGAAAATCTTTGGCGAGTGTCCTATGGAGAATACTCCACCCTACAAGGCGCACCATCCACCGAAAACAAAGACCTTCTCTCGGCTCTCGAATGGCTCGACATGTGGATTAAGAAATACGGCAACAAATGGATTGTCGGAAAAGTGATAGAGGATGAGGAGAAATAACCTCCCCATCTTTTTTACTTTTTAATAGATACATGTCAATAAAACGTACATTTGTTTACAAACTCTTTATAAACTCTTTCATCTTGTTATTATTTTCGCTATATTTACGTTTTTCTGAAACAATAAGGCTTATGAAAGAGTTTCCCAAACAAACAACAACAGAGGTGAGCGTAGTTCTCAACCGCTCAATCTTCTTCTTTTACGAGAAGTCTCTAAGATACGTGCCTGTCTTCCTCATGCTATGCCATTGGTATGGAGTATACAGCTTTCACGACAATCCACGCGAGATACTCATAGACATTCGTGAGAACGAGGAATGCATTGCCTACCTATATTTCATGGTTTACGTATTCCCCGTTGTCTTCATGCTCCCTGCAAGCCACTTCTTCAAGCTATGTTGGATATGGCGCATACCTTTTATTTACATCATCGGCACCAATGCCATACGGCTCTATTACGGCTCATGGCTCATAACTAACGAAATGTACGATGCCGACTTCATCCTTATCCTCATGACCTTGGCTCTGTATGTCTGTGCCTTCGTACAGGTGACATGCCGCATCTTCCGACACAACAGAACGTCTAACACTAAAACCAAATAACTATGAATGTACGCAACTTACTTGCTGACGCTTTCGATAGCGCAGCTTCACGCATCCGCAACAACTCATGCGGAATGACAGACCAAGAAATGGAGGCAGCTCTACACAAAATGCTCTATCTGCTCGACTCCGACCATCATTTCAACGAAGACAACGCACGTGCTGCCATCGCCCAAATGTACTACTTCTATGACGACACGCACAAGCGTTATGCACCGTTCTTCCCCTACGAGGATATACGTGCAGCTTACGACAAGATGTATCTTTCCTTGCCCGACGATTACAATTTCTGGGATTTCTGCGTCACCGTCAACCTCATGTACTCAAACCACATCGAAACACTCCGCTCATGGTTTCGTGACCGCAGCCGACTGCTACAGAAGTCTTGCGAACTCGCACGCAGCTTTCTCCTTGACGAGGATACCGACCACCCATCTGATAAAATTTGGTGGTATGTGAACTCTTGATGATAAACGAAAAAGCGGATGGTGTAGGGGTTTTGCTTCCCTCTCCATCCGCTTTTTTATGCATCAAGCCTCCATATACTTCTCCACAATGTCCATGTTCAAGTCAGCTGCATATTTGCAAGCCTCCTCATACATTTCTATGTCTGCCAACTTCCTACATATTATGTCGCCAGCCAACACACAGTTGCTGTCCTTGTTGCAGTCTATGTTTCCGCCACCGCACCTCATTATCGGTGCTACAGCCTTATCCCAGTTCGCCTTTACAGCAGCAAACGAACTCTCTGCCTTGAACATTTCCGTCAAGTCAACGCCAATGTTTTTCGAACCGTCACGCAAGAACTTCCCGAACGTGTTCTCCGCAATGTCGTTCAGCGTAGATGCAGTCAGAAGATAAGATTTCAGTGTGTGCTCCTCTATTTTCTCTCTCATAAGCAGTGCGTCATAGCTCCACCTCAATTTTTGCACGTCCACCTTCATTTTGTCCGCAACAGCGTCCGACACATCAAGCCACATCTGGTACTTGTCCCACAGCTTCATCTTCATCTTGCTGTTCCAACTTTCGTATGCGCCCAGAGCAGCGTTCGCATCCTTCTTCACCTCGAACTTCCAAAATCTGCTTTCCTTCAGCAACGGCATTGCGTCTACCATCGCACTCTGTGCCAAGTTATATACCGAGCCTATTATTATGTAGTACATTGAACAACGCTCGTCAATGTCTTTAAGTACTCTTCGAGCAACATCAGGATGCACTGCCAACATATTTCTACCTATTCTTGCCATACTTCTTATAATCATTACATTTCTTTCTCAAAAACGACTCTATATTTTGTTTCTCCTCCATGAGTCGCTTCTTGCTTTCGAAACTTAAAACATTTGGCTCTGCTGTGCTTACCTTACTAGTATATTTGTTGCGCACATGAATGTGAGGGTAGACTTTGTATGTGTATTTGTCAGGCAATGGGATTATACCGAACAGCTTTCTTTGTGAGCTACGCAATATATGCCCAATCAGGAAAACCTTCTTCACCTCCTCTCCGCAAATCTTCATTTCTTTTTCTACTTCCAACATCATGTTGCTAACAGAAACCTCTGTGCTGTAGATAATTCTTTTCTCCATAGTGTGTTTTGCTTAATGATACAACTTAATTCCCGGTCTAACAGATTGCCGTTATAGACTCTCCATCTTACTGGATATTGAAAAATCTGCCTTTCCATTACTGTTTCCTTCCTTACCGCTTTGCTTGACGAACACTTGTTGTATAAATTGTTCCAACACCCTGTTGTGTCGTGCAATTCTTCTTTCCATTCGTTTTGTTTCAATAGCATCCAAAAGGGACTGTGTATACTTCGGCAAACGAAGAATAGCCTCATCAAGCCGCATGTCATAGCTTTTTAACCAGTATAAGACACGACGGTGTTTCACTTTTGTACCCTTTGAGGCATACATCCAACCTGCACGAAAGACCCATCGTCTAAACCAATAAGGATAACGTTTGTGTCTTTTACCTCTACATTCCAGGCTATAAAGCTCATAGAAGTCACTCGCCTTAATTATCTTCTTTGCCAATCTTGCTTTCATAGGCTATTCTTTTTTGATGTTCAACTTCTGCCATTCGGGGTCGTGGACGTTGCCTATCACCTCGAAGTTACTACACCATAACTGATTGATGTCTAAATGGACTCCTTCGAAATACTTGTCAACACTTAGTTTTTTGTTTGTGTGGCAGAGCATGAAATACTTCCCTCCGACTTCATCCCACACAATAGTACCGAAACGCAAATCACGACACGTTTTTTCTTCGTTTATAAAACTAAAAGGAAAAATATCCGACCGTAATACGTCGCCCTCATAAATCTCCTTGCCGTTCTTGTCGAAGAGACCTGTGTTACTGCCTACAGTCTCTGGATCAACCTCATACCCACCAACCATTGTACGAGGTTCTAAGCCTGTTGTTGTCACTTTTTTGTTGTGAACCAAGTCACCATATCGCCAAGCGTCTGTGAAGACGTCTTTGCCACGAAATTTGATTGTTCTCATAAATTATTCCTCCTTTATACCAAAGGCTGTACCATCGATAAATTTATACATATTAAACATATATTCATAATCAAGCCAATTGTTATTTGTACCAAAATTTATCTTGTCATTCATAATACCTATAATATTGAAATATCCATGAGATGCTTTAATCCATCCAAACGGCTGGTGCTTCTGCATTTCCTGCCAACACTCTACTGCGTCCTTGAATGGGCGGTACTTGGGTTCTGTCTTGATACGGTATCTTAGCGGATTTAAATTAAAACCAGCATCATCGCCCAGATAACGCCAATCAATATCTTCTTGTACCAGTATAGTTTTACCTTCTGCAAATGCCTGTATAATAGGCAGCAGTTCTTTTGCTTGTTGTCTGTTCATTGTTAATCCTCCTATCTTTTTAGTGATTCTTTAATACGTTTTTTTATTTAGTCTTGTATTTCCATGTTATCTTTATATTATTAGCTTTTCTTAATTCAGTTACAATTTTATTTATTGAATCAATAATTTTATGTTTATCTACAATGTTTTTATTTGTTTTCATTATTATTTGTATTTATGGTTTAATACGGTATTTATACAAATGTGTATTAAAGGATGGATCACGAGTTATTTCCCAATCATCATCAAAACCATCCCACTCTTCAATATCTTTTGAGCTATATTGAATTTCTTTGCCTTCAATAAAAGCTTGTATAATAGGTACATAACTCTTTTGCTTCTTTTCTATTCATACTCAATCCTCCAATTTTATATTATGTTCATTTGCGATACTATCTTCTGCCTCTTCGCAAAACTGACCTTCGCAAAGTGATTCTGGGAGTGCTCTGCTAGTATAATACTCTCGGTGGCATAGTCCACAGATTTCTTTTTCGAACTGATATCTTAACTCTTCTCTAGTCATTACTCATTCTCCTCTCTGACTAAATAATCATACATAGGTTCACAATTTCTGAGATATTCTTTACGTATCTTTTCTGCCTCTTCCTTTGTATCACAAGTTGCTACAACTCCATCGGGATATGTGTCCCAATATCTAACTACTTTAAATTTTATCATATCAATCCTCCAACTCTTTAAGAGCTCCTTCCAAGTAACCAACAATCATTTTTTCTTCAAATTTTGAATAATAGTTACCATTCATATAACGAATGGTCTTTTCAATAGCTGATTTTATTTTTTCTTTGTTCATTGATTATCCTCCTTTCTTTATTCAATTTTGGTGATTTTACCAAAATAATACTGTTCACGCTTTGAACGTGAGCCATCTTTGTTCTGATAATTAACCATGCAAGGTACATTTATTGAATTGGGTGTGGCAAGAATTAATCTGCTAATCCAATACACTTTACCTTCGCTATCTATACATTTATCGTTTGGCTGTATAGGATAACTGGAAAGGTATTCGTTTTGCAGATTCTTTATTTCTCGTTCAATTGCCATTCTTTTGCCTTTCAACACGCTCATGCGCTTTTCAAATTCTTCTTGTGTCATATTGTTGTTCTCCTACATAAAGTTTTTAATAAATTCTCGAACTTCTTTCAAGTACTGTCCTCCACAATCCTTTTCAAGCTCAATCATTTTTTGCTTGCTAAAGTTTGCGACTTTTATCATTTCGACGGTTGGCACATCTTCAAGTTTCTGTATTATTCGGGACTGTATTAACAACCACGAACCTCTCTCAAAGTCTGTAATACGGCTTTTCCCAATTTCTTTTTCAGCTTTCCTACACAAACCACATAATTCGCGCATTTCTTTTTCCAACTGCTCAAAGGTGTATTGCCTCCAATGATAGCTAAGATACGAGCCTTTATTTACAGCGTCTTTTAATATTTCTTCGTTCATTTTTCTTCCTCCAATTCTTTATTGATTTCTTCAAGCAAATCGCCAGTTGCCTTAATCTCAATAGCGGTTTTATTGTCGAAATTGATATACATAGTGTCTGTCTTGTTTTCTACGCAGAATTGACGTAACTTCCACTTTATAATACCAAAGATTTCTGTATCTGTGATGATACGTCTGTCATCAAGCATAAGGTTTGGGTTTCGTTTAGAAACCTTTGCGAGAAACACGTTGAAGCAAGCTGGGCATATTTTATAATCATGTGCTGACATAGTTATTTTCTTTTACGTTTTTTGTTTTGCAGATACTGTCCGTATTCTTTTGGTGAGCTTGTAAATATTGGACCGCAAGCTTCTATAAGCACAGGCTTGTTGTAATAAAGTCTGTATATGTTTTCTATCTGTTCTATATTATTCATGTTTTGCTATTATAATCTCTCCCTGCTACAAGGGAGATGATGGTTCATTTGTTTATATTAGTGTTTTACGAGATTGTATTTTATAGGAAATAAACCGGCAGTATACATCCGCTTTGCGTGAAGCTACAAGTAGACGATAATCAGCTTTCTCTTCCTGATGATAGATAACTATACGTTGCCATATTTCCCATTTTTGCAACCAATACCTATTTTTACATAGCTTTTTATCGTATATATGGCAATACCAGTTATATAAAGGGCTTGCCTTCACGATTTTCTTTGCTAATCTTGCTTTCATAAGCTTGATTTTTAATGCTCTGTTATTCCGTAGATTTCGGGCAACTTGCAGATTACATCACCTCCGTAACTACACTTTGTTAATTCGATAAACTCACGGACTGTTGTGGTGCCATCAAGGTCTATACCCTTAGATAGACAGAAACTCTCGCGCCCCATTCGACATGAGCCAGTAAGTACGTGATGATAGGCGAAGAGGTCTCGGTTAGGATAAGGTGTGTCGTACTCGGGGAACTTCTTGCGGAATGCCTCGATACGTTCTTCCTCTGTACTGCCGTCATATAAATTCTCTTGCAGAGCGGTGAAAGCGTCATGTAGAGTGTCGCCATGTGCGAACTTGTTTTGCTCCTTGACAATGTAGCAAGGTTCTAACGTCAAATCATTTTGCAGGATAAAGCCTTGCGCAATGTTGTCACGAACAGACTTGATAATTGTCTGTATTCCATCTACAATATAGACATGGTTACCATTTATATCTTTTACGCCACAGTTATCGCCAAATCCACAGTCAGAGCCAGAGCCATAGCCATAGCCAGAACTATAATCATGGCCAGAACTATAGTCATGGCCATGGTCATTGCTAAGACTTAGGAAGTTTTTAATTTTTGTCTCTAACGCTTCCATTCTCTTACCTCCTCTATAGACTTGATAGCCTTGTCTGTACAAGGTATAATCTCTATTGCATCAAGTATCGTGATACTATCAATTGTGACTGTAAACTTGCAATTGGCAGGACATGACGTTCCATCCTTGGAAAGCTGTGATAATGTAGCTGCTCCATCCCAAAACCACAGACGACGAGCGTTGTGTAATGTCACTTCTCTGCCATTCTGTGCTACAAGTGTTCCGAACTCTACTCCGCTACGATCGCCACGAATGATTACTTTTTTGTTGATGTTTGTTTCCATTGTTTCTATTTTTATATTGTTAGTGTATTAATGTTTGTTTTTCTTTGCGAGTATTTAGCTTTTTATTTAAATAAGTCCAAACTCGTAGACGAAGACGTAGGGGTTGCTCTCCCATGTGCCTTTTCCTGCGATCTTGTCAATGAGCAGGGAGTATGGTTTTTTGGCTGTCCCATAGGTGGCAGATTCATCTGTGATGCTGTAAAAATGCGCCTTGTTTATTCTGCTATCAAAATCCACGATACCCTCAGCCAAACAGTCCTCTTCGCTGATGTCTTGCAAGCGTTCAGCACGTATGTCAGTGATGCGGATACGATGCAGCATTTTGTCTGCCCGAACAAACATCTTATTAGTGTAACCTTTAGAGTTCCTTAATTTATTGATTTCTTCTTCGTTGTAGCCAGCTTCACTTACTAATTCGCAGTATGCTTGTGCTACGGCAACTTCCTCACCTATGCAGTAACGTGAATGGGCTATTTCATCAATTCCTCGAAAGAGGGTTGCCCTTCCGATATTTTTTGGTTCGACGCAAATACCACAATCAATAATGGTGGCATTGCCAGTGTAGGCAATACGTCTTGTCTGTGTCTTGCGACCTTCAAGTACGGCTTGGGTGAGTCCGTACTTGTTATTGAACATTATTTTCTTCATAATTACATTCCATTAATATGAATAACTTTTACTCACTTGTGATACTCGTCCTTAATTGGTTCAACCTTGAATCTTTTATAGGATTTACTTCCCATAAGCTCATCACCACTGCCGAGGCCGAGATAATCCTCGACAATTTCTTTGACTTCATCTTGTGTGTAATCATCACCTTCTTCAAGAGTGATTGTTACCTTGAATGAATATTGTTTCTCTCTCATTCTCTAATACTTTTAGTGCTTTGTTTAAATTATACTTTAAGTTCCGCGTCCAAGCCCAATGCCCAAAGTATATGCTGTAGCTCGTGGACGTAATTAATATTTTTCAATTCTTGTATTTCCTTGCCAACAGAAAACGGAACTTTATCATCATAACTATCATAGGCAATTCGAACACTACAACCTTTTTTACGAAATAACGCCCACGGAAGTCCCTTATGGGAAATGCGTTTCCACCCGTTCTTTTTGAGAATATCGGGAGTTAAGGGAATTGGGGATATATATTTGCACCAAACACCCCAAGAAATGTTACAATGGTTTACTTCAAACTCAATAAGATTAGCACACCCTTTCAAATTCATTTCTTCAAAAGATTTTTCGGGATCTATTGCTACAACCTTGCACATGGTACCTTTGGGTACCATACAACCTACCTCGTTTACCTTTACGAGGTCTCCTATCCTCAAGTCTTCCGCTTTAATCATTTGTCACCTCCTTTCGGCATCTTCATGAACGCCATCCAAATAGTATTGTTTTTTATTGTTGTGCGATGACCGAATACTGGTCTATAGTCGGTGATAGCATTTAAAACATCATTGACTTTTATCTGTTGCTCGTTCCACTTGAATATCAAGACACCGTAATCAGCCAACACTCTCATACACTCGTGTATGGAGTCGTTTATGAACTGCTGCCAATTCTCAGGGAGTTTCCCATATTTCTTGCAAAGCCAGGATTTTTCGCCTACTCTTGCGAGGTGAGGAGGGTCAAATATAACCATACGGAATTTTCCATCTTGAAATGGCATATCAGTACAATCCGCTATCATATCCGGCTGGATATCAAGCTTACGACCATCACAAAGTGTCTCGTGCAATTCCCTAATATCCGTAAAGAGAACATTTGGATCATACTTATCAAAGTAGAACATACGAGAACCACAGCAACAGTCAAGGATTGGTTTTGTTGAAATTATTTTTTGCATTTCTCTTATATCTTTAAGTTTGTGCTTAATGGTTAAAACTTCTCTCTTAGCTGTACCTCCTTTCACATTCCCAAAAATTCTATTTTCCCGTTGGTCTTTCTTCGTCAGTTCCATGCGTAATAGAATCGTATTGTCTGCAAATCTGCTTGTACACCAGCTCGCACCATTCGTCGGCAGACTTGCCGTTTAGGCTGTCAGCATACTCTTTGATGATAGTAAGAGCCTGATATGCGCCAAAGCAAGCGCTATTTAAATTGCTCTGATGTATCTCGTTTTCTGTCACTCCACCCAGAAGGTGTATGAGCCATATCTTGATTATTCTTTTCATAGTTGTATTGTTTTTTAGTTTCTTAATAAGTGAACTTTGACTAACTTGTGTACAGCACGTGGCTGCGCCTTGTTAAAATCATTAACTATACGACGTTCAAGTTCTGTGTGCCATACAGGTTTGTCGGTGCCAGGAAGAGTGATTTCGGCACGGACTCGCTGACCGTTGTCAAAAGAAAGGATAGCTGTGCGCTGCTCACGAGGTACAAATGGATTGTGTTTCATTTCGCACTCCTTTCTGAAGATTGTATCGTTTTGTTATTTTTTTACTTTGATGTTTATAGGAGTATCTTCTTTGAAGTATTCCCATGATGTATACTCTTCCTTCATAGTTCTGTTGTTTTTATCGTTTCTTTACAGCCTCGTACAACTCCACGATTTCCTCGTCTGTCAAATCGCCTTCCTTGTCCAATCCATACAAAAAGAATTTTTCCTTAGAGATGCATGTTACTCCTGCCTGTGCAGCAAACACCGATATACCTCTTAGCGTTCCTGTCTTGCGGAATATGTCCACTATCTTGCGTACGTAGGCTATGAAGTTCTGTGTCTGCTTGTCGTAGACTACTTTGCCCGGCATTTCTTCGGATACTTCTACCTTACTGTCAAACAGGGCTTCTATGTCGCTGATATTAATTCCTGCCTTGTGCAGCTGTTTGCTGTACGCTCTAAATAGACCGCATAGGTTCTTCACTACCTCCACCGTATAGCGTGCGCCCTTCAGTTTCTCATTCTCCTCATTGAGATTGTCGTACTGTTTTTTCAGGTGCTTGTATTCGCCCTCAATGGCGCTTTGCTTGTTCTTCGCCTCCATACGCTCAAGCATATTGCGATAGAGCACGTCCTTCTGCTCTACGAGCATGTTCAGACGTTCGTTCTCCTTTTTTAGCTCATCGCGCTCTGCCACCACCTTGTCGTAGTTGCGCAGTATTATACGTGCCTGGTCTATAGGCGAGAGGTCTTTGTTGAATGTTGCCATAATTGTAATAGTTTTATTGCTTATTGTTATTCGATTCTACTATGCAACTCAGCTGTTCCACCTGCTGCTGCAACTTAAACATCTCCTTGCTCGCATGGTCTCTCTCCATTCTTGCCTCTGCTACAAGTACCGAACCTACAACCACGCTCGCTATCAGCACCACTGCTACGCATACCCACGGCAGCCTGTGTGCAAATGTGTTCACGTCCTTACAGGCTCCCTTGGCAAAAGCCCAACCATACTTCAATGTGTACATGCCAGCCTCCTTCGTACTGACATTATCCACAAAGTCTATTCTTGTTGTCTTCATATTTCTTTATGTTTTAGTTATTTTCTTAATGATTTCCCCCTGAACACGATTTTCTTAGTTATCGCCCTCAGTCTGTCTACGGTTCGCTCCCCATATTTCTCCACCATCTTCTCTTGCGACAGATTGGTCGTAAACATCAGCAGCTTGCCTTTCTTTTCCGCCTCGTCTACAATGTCTGGGAACCTGAGGTTTCTGTTGCCATAATTTACATCCACCGATTCCTTGCCCACATCATCTATATATATAATGTGTTTCTTTACGATGTCGTCGAATTTACTGTTCAAGTCTTTCGCGTCATATAGAGAGATTATTTTGCGAGGGAAGTGATAAAAGTTAAACAGCACCGGGAGAATCTTTGCGCCTATCAGCGTCTTGCCTCTTCCACACTCGCCACAAAGCCACAGGCCACGCCCCTTGTTGTCCGTCAGCCATTCCGCCACTTCCTCGTATTCCGGCTGCCATACAGCGCCCTCACCGCAATAGTATTTCAGCCCGTTACACAGCAACAACTTTGCGTTGTCAATGTGTATGCTTACCTTCTTCGGCGACCCAAAGAAGCCTGTGCCTTGCAGCGCCAGCTCGTATTCCTCCCACACGGTTTTTATGTCTTTTCCTACCATGTTTCTTCGTTTTTAAATTCGTCCTCCTCCTTATGATACACCATTCCGATGTCCTGCGAAGCCTTACGCGACAACTTCCTCTCGTCATCGTTCCGCTTCCACCTTGCCAGTCTCTTTGCTATCTCAAACGTCTTTTCCTTCTCAAAGCGCATCTTCCTTCCTCCTTCTTTTACCTCTGTCCAATAGTCGTAAAACTCTGCAAGCATCGGTCTTGGGTAAGTTCCGCTGAAAGGTTTGAGCTGCATTCCAAACGCCAACTTTCTGTCTTTAAGTTCCTGCTCGGGTGTCCGTTTGGTGTCCGTTTGGTGTCCGCCGACGCTATCTAACCCCTTGGGGTTCAGCGTAATAAGTGTCCGTTTGGTGTCCGTTTGGTGTCCGTTGGTATACAAAACCTTAAGATCATACAGTTCCGTGAGATACCTGCTTGTCGTTGGTCTTGTAAGTCCAAAGCGCTCGCCCAATTCCTTCATTGACACGTCACATTCACCAGCCTTACCGCATTTTCTCTTGATGTAGATGTACATGCCTATCTTCACCAAGTCAAGGTCAAGTATCTCATCGGGAATAGTCATATTACAGCTTCATAAGATTATACCCGGTCACCGCATTAAACCACCGACCTTGCCACTCTCTTGTGTCAATGCTTATGTCGCATCTCACAGCGTCACCATTGCCAAGTTGGTTCACCACGTCCACTTGCGCTCCTCTAAACGTCACTACCACATTCTTCGGATATTGCAAGCTCGTCACATGCTCTATCACCACCTCACGTTCTCTCCACTCTCTGCCCGACTGGCTTATGCCGCTCTTCTCGGGCAGAATCTTTATTATCGGTCCTTCTATATGTATCATCTTAATTCAAAATTTATTAATTCAAAATCGGCAAAGCCGACAATTCCTAACTCGTAATTCCCTACACCCACCCTGCGCCACCGCTCGCCAGCTCTGCCTTTGCGCTTCTCAGTCCCCTCTCGTCGTCCTTGTCTGGTATTATCACCTCGCTCATCGACGCATAATCCAGGAAGTTCCTTATCACGCTCGACATTTCCGCTGTAGTCAGATAGCACAACTTTTTCGGCTTCTTGCTATCCTCCGCGAGAAATATATGCGGACACACGTCCTGCTGTATCGTCCGTAGCACACTATAGAATGTCTCGCCCTGCTTGTATCCGTAGTAACTGATTATGAAGTTCAGATAAGCCATCTGCTTGTTCGTAGCCACCTCTCTGTGCTTCACTATGTCTATCGCATACCCGCAGTCGCGAGCCTTGTCTATCTCTCTCATAGCAGCCATATACTGCCTCGGGTCATTCAGCCTCTCAAAAGTCGCCATACCCCCTTACCCCCTTTCAAATTTATTTCATTCTTAATGCATCAAAATAGCACCATCATAACGTTGCCATTCTTCAAGCAACATCTTTAGATATTCTCTTTTGGCTTCGTTTACTAATTTCTGCTTCCACTTTGTGCAGCGTCCTTTTACAACAAATTTGTCACAAGGGATTACCAACAATCCGCTTGACGTGTGTCGCATATCACGCTCAACGTGCTTCGCTGCCTTCTTTTTCTTCCTCGGTACTCTCATGAAGCGAATCGTTTTTAAAGTTCATCAAATTCTTTTTGCAAACGTTTCCGTGTCTCCCTTAATAAACCAATAAGTTCCTGACGAAACACGATGTCGTTTTCTACAAGAATTTCAATACCCTTATATGCCGCTTCGTGTGATGCATCCATAATAAATATGGAATTAGTGCTTTCACAAGCATCTATACACTTACTCTTAAAGGTAGCTCTTTGATATACTCCTACTTCCATAATTTCTCCTTTCTTACATTAACACAATTTTCAATCCTTGCTTCGCCACCCATGTCGGCACACCAGTCTGTCCTGCCACCGTCAGCTCAGCGTGTTTCTTGTCCAGATGTCTCTCGCTTGCGTGTATCAGCGTTATCGTCTTCGCTGTCTTCCCTGCATCGCACATCTTCAAGTACTCCACACAATGCTTCAGACTCATATGGCTCAACCTTACTCTGTCTGCCATCGAAGGTGTTGTCCTACCCGTTCTCACCGCTTCATCAAGTATATCGTCCTGATAATTCGCCTCGATAAGATAATGCGACACTCCCTTCACCACTTGATGCAGGTTCCAACAGTCCGTCGCAAATTCAATGACTCCGCACTCACCATGATGAATAAGATAAGCGAAGCATTCCACGTCATGCTCAACTGCCAATGGCGTTACTGAGAATTTACCTAAATGATAAGTTTTCCCATGCTCCACCGCCGTAACACCAAACTTATTGTTCTCCTTTACAGCAGCTGTCGAGTATACGTCTATCCCGGCACTTGTAAACTCGCGCACATACTTACAATGGTCTCCATGTTCATGACTTACTATCATGCCACGTGCACGACTTCTTTTAAGCCTTCCAACCTCTTGATATTCTCTCAAATGACAGCCAGCCTCAATCAGAAGCTGGTCGCCATTCTCTGCTTCGAGCAAATAGCCATTGCCCTTACTCGAACTGCCTACGATGCGTAGTTCCATTACTTAAACGGATTATCGTCCTCTGCAGCCGTGGCAGCTTCCGCGCTTGCAGCGCCATCATTCACCACTTCTCCCGTCTGTGCGTCCACGTTGATCACCTCCTTTGCTTCCGCAAATCCATTGTCTCTCGTAAACTCCGAGGGTATCGCCTCATCCATAGACTCAATTTTCTGACTACTCTTGTCGTCAACGGACAATTCTCCCCATTTCGAAAGCAGTCTACGCAGTACGGTCTTTAACGCCATGCTTTCAAAATTCTGAAACCATCCAACTCCATCATTGAAAATCAATGCGGACTGTTTCAGGGCAATCTCTTTTAAACCATTTGCATCTATATTACTGTATTTTACTGTTGGGGCGAATGCCTTTGCATAGGCGCATATTTCGTCTATTGTCATGTAAAGAATTTTGGCAAATCCATCCTTCTTTCTCATATAAGCGAAATAGCCGATAGGCGTGTTACTTTTTTTGTTTTCAGTATACAACTGCAGTTCTCCAGTTATTTTATTAAAGCCGCCGTATTCACCTTCATATACGACGTCCATGTTAAGGGTTTCATATTTGCCTGTACGTAAAGCAAGGTTGACATAGCCCTTCACGCCAATTACAAGTGAAGGCTTTAACTTACCCTTACTTTTGAAGGGTAGAATATAACACTGCCCTAATTGTTTGTTTAGCGGGAGTCGCAACGATGCAGCCTTGATTGCTTCTGCCATAAGTTCATTCGGATCACATTGCAATAGGGTTTCATCACTTGTTACAAGCTCCATGATTGAGGTCGCAAACGCACCTGCATTCTCTTTCAATGCGTTTTGCATTAGCTGCTGATAGTAATTGTTTTCTGCAACCTTCTTGAATGCAGCTACCGCCACATTCTTGTTTGATTTCTGTGGCTGTTTAGCCACCGCTGTTGTTGTCTGTGTCATTTTTCTATATATTTTATCAGTTCTTCTTTACTTTTAAACACGTGCTCCTCCTTTACGGGAGGAAACACGCAAAACCTATATTGCACGAATGGCTTTGATGTACCAAGCACTTGCACGTCCACTCCTGTTATCTTGCAGGAGTGTGCTCGGTAATCATCCAGAAACCACACCGCTTCACCGATATTGTACTTAGTCTTTATGTCCATAGCGCTCTATCGTTAGCTCCTTGTCTTTTGTCACCATCAGTCTTATCTGCTGTCCTCCGTCATACAACGGATCCAGCACCGCCTCGGCATTGTCTATCATGCAAGGCACGTTCACTTGATAGTATTCCTTCAAAGCTCTCGCGATATCCAGTCCAGCATTCATCTTTGCAGCTGTGTTCGAGTCAGAATAGGGCACACCGTCCACCGTGCACTCACACCAAGGCTTGTCTGTTCCGTCCAACTGTCGTCTGAACATCGACCACTTCACCAGTCTAAAGTGTTTGTTTACGATGTTCTCCATAGCCTCGCAGGCCATCTTCTGATAGTCGCTCACAGCTGCTATCTTGTCGTCAAGCTCGTCAAGCTGCTCTTGCCATACCTTTCGGTCGTTCTTCACAGCCTTTATCTGCTCGTTCACCTTATCCCATTGTGTCCTTACCGAGAGCCGCGCGTGTAGCGCATCCAACTCCGCCTCCTGGTCTTTTATCTTCTTTTCCAAGTCGGCCTTAAGCTTCTTGTCCTCTTCGCTCATGCCCTCGTCAGTCGGCTTCTCCTGCTCGGCCTCTATCTTCTCTATACGGTCGCACACCTGCTTGTATTCGGGATTCTCCGCAAGCAGTGTCTCTACACTCACCTTCTCATTCCCCTTCTTTACCTGTTCCTCCAGTGCCTTTTGGGCCTCTTTTAACACTACTTCTGCCTTGTCAAGTTGCGTCTGTGTAGTTTTCTGCTCCAGCTTGAAGCTTTCAATCTCCTTTTCACACGCCTTTACATCTTCTTTTATTTTTGTAGCGTCATTTCTCAGTTTCTTAAGGTCCTCAGCTTGGTTGTTGAGGAAAGCCTTTTCCGATTCCTCTTTTATCTTCTGCACATGGTCCTCAGGCAAAGGCTGCTTGCAGGTAGGGCAGAAGGCATCATCCTCGTTCCATTCCCATGTTCTTGCCTTTACAATCTTCCACTTTGCTGCTCCGTCTGCCATCTCTGCGTTAAGTTCGCTGATACGGGTGTTGCATCTATTTATAGACTCGTCATACGACTTTACCTTTTTCTTCAAGTCCTCTACAGTTTGTTCAGCTTCCGTCACAGCCTTATCACATGCTGTCTTTGCCTCAGCGTTAGCCTTTATTATCTCGCCCAACATGCGCTGTGCCGACTCTTCCATAATGCGCTTGCGCTTGTGGTCAAGGTTCAAAATGTTTATATTCTGCTGTTTGCGTACCAAGTCTGCACCACCGCCGTTTATGGTGTTCAGGCTATTGCGCATCTTGTCTATTTCCTGCCCTTTATCGTCAATCTGCTTCTCTATCGCGTTCCAGTCTTCCGCTTTTGGCACCACCTTGTTCAACGATCCAAGCCTTACGGGCACATCGTCAAGCTTGTCCTGTATTTCCTTGCGATTGTATTTCAGATGTTTCAGCTCCTTGTCGATGTCTTCCTTCTCAAGCAGCTCTTTCACAGCGTCAAAGCGTGCGTCGCCACCCGTCACATCCTCCACACTCGGAACGCCGTACATTTCGTTCAGCCTCTTGCGCTGCTCGCTCCATTCCATTCCTACAAAAGCATAAGGCGATGAACAGAGTCTGAACACCTTTTCCGGACAAATCTCGTCAACAACCTTCTTAAAGTCTCCAGCTGTCACTACCTCTCCGTCCACCTTGTACGTGTAGTTGTTAGTCACGCTACCATCTTTCTTGCGTGTCTCGGTAAGTATTCGGGTTAGCAAATGGTTCCCTGTCCACAAGGGTATGCCTTCAAGAAAGTCCGAGTCGTCACGCGTGCACAACCTAATCTCAACCGAGTGTTCCACATCTTCAATCTCGTTGCCGTGCTCGTCCTTGGTCTTTATACCAAACTTGGTGTCACCAGCTTGGTTCGTTCCAAACAGTACCCAACTAATAGCGTCTGCTATCGTCGATTTACCTATGCCGTTACAGCCTTTCACCACATTGATGCGGCTGCTAAACTCGTAATCGGCTTTTTCCGCACCCTTGAAGTACCTCAGGTGCAACTCGTAAATACATATCTCTTTCATATTATCACAATTTAGAATCCTTCAAATATATTGTCACACCGTTCAGGGTCTTAAAGTAGTTTATGTCGCCATCTTTCAACAGCTCCTTCATTACCTCCCTCAAATCCTCCTGTACGGCTGTCTTCAATTCTGCAAAGCTCACACCCATCGGTCTCTTTGTATCGTCGGGCATCATCTTCTGCAGCTTCTGTAAAACATATTCCTTGTTCATGTTATATTTTGTTTTATAGTTTCGTAGTAAAATATTGTTCTATTCTCACGAACCGAACAATAAGAGCTTTGTTTATTGAAATTTAAATCATCAGAAATATGAGAATGAAATTATCGTGGGGGCAGAGGGAATCGAACCCTCACTTCGGAAACATCTCTTTATAACTCTACGCTACCCAAGCCGTAGTCACGCCCCTTAAAACTGTCCTATGCTCACGCACCAGACAGGCAAAAAGTCTTGTAATACACGTTATAGCCACTGCTATCATCTAACATTAATAACATTTTACATACCAATATGAGCTTATCAATTCATTCCTTTCAGTCGTTCGGTCTCCTTGCTGTAGTACTCAATAAGTTTCTCCAGTTCCCAATTCGACCATTTCTTCATTTCGTGCTTCCTCGATTCCAGCAATATCACTCTCTGCTCGCCAATCTTTCTTATCAACCCCTGGCGATAGTCAAGTATATTACCGTCCTTGTAGCGGTTACAGTGCCGACATTGCGCCGAACAATTGTCTTCCGAGAACCTTAGAGCCATGTTCGTTCGTGATATATAGTGTCCGCAGTCGGCTTGCTCAAACGGCAATACTCTTCCGCAGCTAATACATCTGAAGTACTTAAAGCCAAATTCCTTCGAGTCTCGCAAACGTATATACATCGAGAACACTCTATCAAGCTTATCCTTAAGCGATTTTGTGCTTCTCCATTTTCCCGTCCTTGCAGTTTTCCCCCAAGTGTCGGACTTGTTTTTATCTTTCTTCTTCCAAAACATATCCTTAGTATATTTCCTCCTTTCTACCCATGTCGGCAGAACGTTGTTTAATCTTCAAGATCAGGCAGTGTATCCGCCTCATGCGCCACTCGAATAGCCTCAGCGAGCAATCCCTGTCACTCTCGAGCAGCTTGTATATCTCGTCAACCCTATCTTGATAGGTGCGTGTCGTAAAAAGTTGCAGCATAGCATTGGTTTTAAAGATTAAAAAAACTGCCTATCCTCCCGAACCAACAGTCTGAATAGTCTAACGGCACAGACTCCTCCGTGTCACATCTTAAACAAACTGCTTTAATATCTGATTGTCAGCTTTCTCTATTCTTCAAACATCGGCAATCTCACCTTCCTCCCCCCTAAGGAGTCCAAGGCCATCTTGCGTATGTTCTGTGCCACGCTCGAGTGCGAACGGTAAGCAAGCGCATTGTACACAGCTGTTCTTTTATATCCAAACCGATTCATCAGTACGGAAATTTGTTCCTTTGGAACAATTATTTTCGTTTTATTTATCAACTTTGCCATATTATCTGTATATTTGCACAATAAATAAGTTTATGTAACGGTTGTAAACCGTTTTACCGATGCAAGTGTACAATTATATGGGCAACCGCCCAAATATTTGGACATAAAACTACTTTTTATTTATATATTTTTACATACGATTACATTAATAAACATTTTACAGTTATGACAACCATTACCGAACGCCTCGAAGCCCTACGCCGACATTACAACCTCTCGGCTCGTGGTCTTGCCGATCGTCTTGACCAGCGTCCGTCTACCGTCGTAAACTATTGCAACGGCTCACAGCCACCTAAGTTGGAGTTTATCGAACACGTGTTACAACTCTTCCCCGACATTTCTGCCGAATGGCTTATACGAGGCAAAGAGCCAATGCTCGTCACCGAGCATCCCGACCTTGCCGTGCTTAAGAAGAAGTACGAGACAGAAATACTCGTCAAGGAAGGCATCATTAAAGAGCTGCGCTCCATTATTCTGGAGAAAAACCAGAACAAGCAGTCTCCCGACCGTCAACAACTTGTAGGGTAGTCCCGTTATACCCTTGGCTTAAAAAAGACGATTAAAGCCAACAAAAAAAGGTAGCTGTCCTCACGGATGGCTACCTTAGCAATAAGGTTATGCAACTAAAAACGTAACTAATAACAAATCTTATATTAATTTCTTCGCGACTTCTCTATACCATATCGACTTTTAAAAGTTTTGTTCAAAATAAAGAGAAAGAAACAAAGAGAAAATACAATAATTTATCATCAATATTCTTCATTAAACTTCTAAAAGAGTTTCAGAAGGCTGATGCTTTTTGAGCAGACTCTCCCCTTATAGAGGACTTGAAAATCCGTCTATAAGTGAGAGTCTGTATAACGATGAGTCCCGTCAGGATCAACCCCCGTCACCACCACTTGCCAGCTAACGACAGTTAGTGTATGAAGCTTTCGGTGTTCGCTACCGTCCTTCCCGCGTCTTCTTCAATCAACTCTTGCGCTTCTGCCCTGGGTCCCACTTGCAGTGTTTGTTTCAAGTCGAAATGTTGCGTGGTGTATTTAGCCGTCTCTTCCACTCCGACCTTTGAATGGGGACAAAAAAAAAGAGTCCCCATTCGCCGTTCGTGTAACGCTCCGAACTTTGAACGAGGACTCCACATATGTTGATTGAAGTATCCTAAATGCGCCTTATGTTAGTGCGTTACTACTAAAAAGCGATACAAAGATACGTTTTCTTGTTCAACCGACCAAATTCACTTTACATTCGTTAACACCATAAAAAATCATAATTCCGTAAACTATTTTATAAAATAGTTTGCTTGTTACCCAGAATTTACCTAACTTTGCACCATAAAAACCAAAGAAAGCTGACAATCAGATAGTTACAATATATTATAAGTGAACCCTGCGAGGTCACTTTTAGACAATATTGCTTTTTATTTGATTGTATCGCTAACA